CAGGATTCAGAATATGAAACATTCATTGATAAGCTTAAACAGAAAACAATCAATAAGATTGTCAATGATGTATCTAAGATAATTTCTGATAAGAAAGAAGAAAAGAAAATGACTTTCGATACAACTCCTGGAGTTGATAATCCTACAACTGAATCAACTGTATCTGTTGGAGTAGATTATCTCCAGAAAAATCTGTGGAATGAAAGTGCTTCTTTATCTCCTGCTGATCAGGAAGGAATGATTGGAATGGCAATCCGTGAAGCTACATTACATCAGTTTGACGTTGTATTTGATCAGCCTGGCAAAACTTTAAAGGAATTCACATCAATGATTAACTTTGGCAAAGGAGCAGTTATTAATGAATCTGCTATTACTTACTTCAAAGAAAACGCTACTGAAAGGTACGAGCCTTTGTATAAGGAAGTAGATGGAAATAAGTTTGATATCTCCAATTTCGAGAAAGTAGATTCTAGTGGAAACAAAACTCCTATGTCAGATTCAGAAGCAAAGTCCGTACTTGATCCTGACGGATACAAAAAATTTCAGGACCAAAAGAAGAAATAAAATATAACAATGTATATCAGGAGGGGATTATACCCCTCCTGATATACTGAACGTATTTTCTATAAACTATTAACTTAATAATTTATACAATGCTATTTGGAAGAGGTGATATTAATGGCTTCAATGACAGCAGTATTGGTATCAGAATTGATGCAACTTGAAGGATTACATGGTCAAGATCCTGAAACTGGAGCTGGTGTTCATTCTTCGACTTCATATTTATCAGAATACACAAACAGAATTTTTGGCGCTCCGTACCAGTTATTAGATTCAGTAGACAGAAGATTTCCTTCTGTCAATGAATATGTAGGAAATGAATACTTGAGAAATTTTCTATTAAACAGTCCTATCTTGCATATTAAACCAGGATTACCTAAATATACTGGCAAAGAAGAAGGTCTGCTTGATAGTATCAAACAAGTATACATTGATACATCAAGTGGAAATATGTCATTTGCTTCTGCTCTATTAGAAGAAATGGCTAGTAGCACTATATTCGGAAAAGGATCACAATTACAAAAAAGAATGTTCGGTTTCCGTGAAACTTATTATCAATATATGCAGCATGTAAATTATATGTGTAGATCAATGGCATCATTCATAGGTTTAGTTAATAATACTAAATTTCCTAATGGAACATTTACGGGTGAATCTTCATCAATGAAACCATTTAAAACTATGAAGTGGGAAAATTACAGGATGCTAAGTAAAACTACAGTTACTACTCCATGGGATCAATTGCAAGAAATGGGAGGAGCAACATTAGTAGGAGCTGCTGCTGGAAGTGTTGGAGATATTATTGGAGGTCTTGTTACTGGTGTAAAAAAATCTGCAAAAGACACTGCAAAAGCATTAACTGAAATATTAGTAGGAGGAACTTCCGCTTCAGATGTACTAGGAGATCTTGGATCATCTTTAGCAAGTGATGCTGCTGAGACAGCTGGATCTATGTGGAGTGATGTAAAAGGCAATTTCAGCCATGCGCTTAGTACATCAATTACTGACGTCGCAGTTGATAAAGTATCATCTGTACAATTTATGGTAGAACCAGTTCAGTTCGATGAAACGTTAATTAACAATGTAGAAGATTCTATGATTGAATCTGCTATTGACGCAGTAACAAAAGGAATTGGATCTGAAATAGCTTTCATTACTGGATCTAATGTTGATCTTGGTCTTGTAGAAGGAATTACTGATTTCCTTGGTAACACTTTAGAGAGTGCAGCAACTATGATACAGGGATTAGTAGAACCTGTGGCTGGAGGTTTCGCTTCCAATCTTTTCAGTGGTGCTTTAAGATCAATAAAAGGACAAAAAATGATTTATCCAAAAATTTATAAATCGTCTGAAAGTACAATGAATTATCAGTTCACAATAAACTTGAATTCTCCATATGGTGACCCATATAATTATTATATGAATATCGTGGTTCCTCTAATGCATTTAATAGCTCTCGCAGCTCCTAGAATGGTTACATCAAATAGTATAACTTCTCCATTCTTAGTACAAGCATTTATTCCTGGAATGTGTACATGTCAGTTAGGAATTATTCAGCAAATGAATATAAGTAAAAACCCTTCAACAAAACATGTATCAGTTCATGGATTCCCTCTTGATGTAAAGGTAACATTTACTATTCAAGAATTATACAATGCATTATCCATATCTCCAGCAAATGATCCAGCATCATTTTTATTTAATGAAACATTAAATGATTATATGTCTAATCTTGCTGGGTTAATGCCATCAGTAGATACTTATACTGAGCAAAGGAAAATAATGTTCCAAAATTTACAGAACTATTTTGAGAGTTCTGAGTACTTGAATGATATTGCAAATAACTTATTAACAAAAGTTGAAAATACTTTTAATCCATTTCAAGGAAGATAAACAAAAATTGGCTAATATTAATAGAGCCCCATCGTGGGGCTCTATTAATATTTATTTAAGCCTAGAAGTCACGTGATTCTTCTAAATGTTCAGTCGCGAATTTCTGAAGCGATTCAATATTATTAGATTTGGATTTCATAATCTCAATAATATTAGAAATCTCTTCTTGACTCGAGACTATGTATCTCTTATCTGAGCATTTCAGAATGATTAAATTCTGAAGATTAGAGTTATGAATAATTGCTGTATCATGACCTAATGTAACTTCCGTTATACCATCATCTTTCATTTCAATTTTTCCAACTCTGTTCATTTTAAATATCCATACAAACTTATGTTGTTCCATTGTTATCGATCTCCTCCCGTTGCCATTCTATGAATGGGTACATTCTTTGAAGATGCATCGTCTTCCCACATTTAGTACATTTGTGTGGTATTAATGGAGGATTGGTCATAAGAGTAGGTGCTTCTCCAGTTGGATCAACAACCATTTCACCATCACCACAAAATTCACAAATATATCTAACACCAATAGGCTTAACAGGAAATGTTTCTTCATGTTCCTTAGGTTGGTAGCTCATAGTTTTTATTCTCCTTATACAAGATATTTCTGCTGATCTTCAAAGATGATATGATCAGTTGAAATGCAGTCAGCAAGTAATGGAATTGCAACCTCTCTCATCTGAGGATGTGCATGGCCTTCAGCTCTCATGTCAAAGAAATGTTTCATTTCTCCAAGGCGAGCAGTCATTACAAGTTCTGCTTTTGTAGAATGACTAAGGACTGATCTCGCCTGCTGAGGTACCCATTTATCTTCTTTGATATTAGTAGTATCAGATGATACAAGGTCTTCATAGATATTAGAGCTGTGAATAATTGAATCAAGATAGTCCAAAGTTCTATATGACAGATTGTGAGGGTTAGAAGCCATAAAGTACTGATCTTTCAAATAATCTTCAAGCATTTCATCACTCAAGAGAACTTCTTTATCATGATCAGATAACCATTCAGGAAGAATGTATGTGCATCCTTTCTTTCCATAGTTGACATACCTTGTACTTTCCTGAGCCCAACTTGCAGGACGATGACGTACAGCCTCATGAGTTACTCCGCGATCTACAATGAACTTAGTTGTCATGAAATCATGGATAAGACGAATGTTCCTAGGCATAGATTTCATCTCACTACGAGAGATAAGTTTTACTCCATCATGCATCTCGAAGTCATTAGGGAAATAGAATCCTTCCGGCATCTTAGTAATTTCAGAATAATTATCGAGCATGAATTTACAAATATAATGGAAGCAAGAAATAACGCCAGGGTTATTATATGCCGCCGTATCCCATAGATAATTAATTGCTGTAGCAGATGCAGAGAGAATGTATTGTTTATCAAGATCATCGCTTCCTTTAATGTTGCTTAATTTTACAAATGATACTGCATTTGCAAAATCATAATCGTCACAATGTTCCATCATGATTTCATAGAACTCGTCATAGAAACTCCTAGGTATATAAAATGCAAAGATATAGTGCTCCAACATAGCCCAGTGTTTACGATCACGAATGTTGTTCAAATATTTGATACAACTTTCATCTGTAATTTTATCCTCGCTTTTGTAACATACTCTACCGATTTTTTCCAGATGTTTAAGAACCTCCATTTTCTCAAACGGTTCAGGAATAGAAAACCTTTCAAATACAGCTTCAATAAATCTCATTGTTACTTCCTCCTTATTTTAGATTGAATATATTGTGGGTTCTGATGGCGATATAATATTCTCATACATTGAATATACATGTCGTCATCGATATATCTCAAATCATGTAAATCTACATGAATTTGACTCTTAGACATTAAGAACTCTTTAGCTATATCCCTTATACTGTCATTAGGATGATCCAATAGCCATTGACCGACTTCACGTTTACGTTTTCTTATTTTGTATGCGTCATTCATAGCTATTCCTCCTGTATAGTTACACCTAATACAGATTCAATTATCCTTTTAATATGGCTAAAAAGTACGTCAGGATCGAGAGTTCCATCAACTATCTTAATATTCTCTCCTCCATTGTTAATAAGATAATCAATTCCGTATCTGTAAGATTCACGAATCTTACAGAGCTTCTCTGTATTTTCATATACAGTTACAGCAGAATCTTCTCTAGCAGCATGAATTCTATCCAATGCAACCTTAGGAGGAGTATCAATATATATAGTGACATCCGGTCGTAAGAGATCCATATTGATCTTATTACGATAAACGATATCAAGTAGTGCCGGCTGATATTTGTCGGTCCTAATATACTGATATGTATCATATGCAAGCGAAGATAGATAATATCTATCGCTTAAAACATGAATTCCTTCATTCAAAATATTCAACATGCCATCTTCTTCATTGGTTATGTGATCCAATCTATCAGCAGCATATAGCATGTTTATTACTCTTTCATCACATTTCCGCTTTCCAGAAAGATAAAGATTTCTTAATAACTTTCCAATAGGGTTGTCTGTACATTCTCTTGTTACATGAACATGGAAGTCATTATGAGTTAACAACTTCTCAATCTTTTTAACTTGAGTAGTTTTCCCACTCCCATCAATTCCTTCAATAACTATAAATTTACCACGCTCCATTTTTAATACCATCCTTTCTTGTTTAAATATTTTTAGATACAGAGTTTTATCTACTCTATATAATTAATACTAACTTTATAAATGAATATTTTCAACGATACTCAGAAATAATATATAAATAACTAAGAGAGGTGAAATCAAATGGCTGGTAGAACAGTACTTCCTAGTGGGGAAGAATTACAGGTAACACCTGAAGAAATACTGAGATATATAAACCCTGATGGCCTGAGACAATTGCTTCGACAAGAAAGATTGAGATGGAATCTTAAAACTAATAAGGATGTTGATTATTACGATAATACTCGTTTAAGCAAACATTCTGGAGAAGCTCATAATGAAGGATTGTATCAGAGATTAGAAATAAGGACGTTTCCTGATAACGGAGCAAATGCTGGATATACCGGTATTAATAATGATAGCGGATTATTCGGTCTTCCTCATAATGTCGAATTATGGGATAAATCTATATCAGAAGAATCACTGAAAGAAATAGTAAATAGAACTACAATAGGTTCTCTTGCTAAAATTCCTGGTAAAAGTGGTTATGGTCTTGATGATAATGGCAAGATGACTACTGATACAGATAATAGAATTGCTTTAATCTTATTCGATCCTGAAGATGGAAGAGCTTATTTATTATCGAATGATGATCCGAATTATGTAAATAATGAAACTAGATCAGTAGATCAAAGGATTCCTGAACGTGCTGTAGCAAGAATTGGAGATATACCAACACGAATGGCACAGCTTGAAAATGATTTTGACATGGTAGCTGATCCTGACTATGTTCATACCGATAACAACTTCACAAACTCAAACCGTTTTATTCTTGATAATATTGATGATAGAACGTTTGTTTATCCCGAGATTGCTCGTGATAAAAATGGTGGAGATTTTATCGAGAATTATCGTGTTGGATTAAATGGCGAACCAGACTATGACGAATGTGATGGTTTGCTTACACCTAATTCACAACCTGATTTAGGTGTCAATCCTGATCTTGGTAAGTATGGAGATAGATTTGGAGAAGCAATATCTTCATATAATAAAAACATTAATTTCTCTGGAGTAAATCATCGAAAAGGTTATCTTCCTGGAATATTCAGATCATTAGAAGAATTGGAGCGAGTGGATTTGATTGATCAAACTATGACTCCAAGAACTCATCAAGATACACCTGGAGCTAAGAGACCTAATAATTATTACATCTTTGATGGGAAATGGTCTCCTAATTGGTTTGATAGAATTATGTATAATGATTCTTATCTTGCTCAATCTCTTAACCCAAGCAATATGGAATTAAACGTGCCTGATGTTGAGCCGACCCCTTTTGGAAAATTAGATCAAAGCGAAGATAAGTTTAACATGGGAAAATTATATCAGTGGAGATACAATAGAGTTACGCTTAAATATCTATCTGAAGATATCACATGTAGTATTGTAGAATCAGGTGAGCAATATAGAGTTGGAGATATTTTAAGATGGAGCTTCGCTGATGATAGTTTTGTGTTTGAAGTTACGATGGTGGGAGCTAATGGGCAAATTCAAAGAGGTGAATTTAAACCTGAAGCAAATAGAGTATATGAGCAGGATCCATCTACACATGGTGTTGGGGTTCCATTTGCTAATACAAGCGGAGTAGGTCATGGAGCTAAGATTGCTATCAACTCAAAGGTTACAATTGAAACTCATGCATCTCAGATAAAAAATAATTTGTATGCATATGTGGATATAACACCTACAGTTAGATCTGATAATTCACTTCCGTGGAGTGATACTAAATCGTCAGATGATCAAGATGGTAAAGTGGTTGTAAGATCTACAGCTGCTGGTCCTGCTTATTCTGGAATTAATTCTGGTAGAGGAGGTCCTGCTCCGGATGAATTAACTTCTGATACTGTATTCTATGAGCATGGAGGAAATGCAACAGCTGGTGTTCACGTACATTTATTTAGATACGTAATTGATACTGAAAATCCGACATGGGTTATTAGAAATGGAATTCAGATATTTACTGGTAGATGGGTTGATCAAGGTCCTATGGGTATTGAAAGACCTTGTGATATTAAAGCATTATTATTCTCTAATCCTGATACGAATAACTTCAATAACTATTATAAGTTCTTAATGGATACTATGTTTGATACAATGAATCGTAATCCTGATACAGTTATTACTAATGATAAGAATTCTATTACGAATGCATATATTCATTATGATCAAGAGGATCCTGAACCTGATCAGAAATTCTATCAATGGAAGATTAATCCTGAGACATCACAAGTTAGCAAAGTAGATATAACTGAAAAAGTTCTATATATTAACCTTGCTACTGGAATTACTTTTGTATATAATCAGTCATTCAAGAATGATCCGAAATATGGTTATGGTATGAGAGCTCCTGGATGGGTTGCTATTGCAGGCGCAGTTTCAAAATAAAAAATAATGGGGAGCTGTTAGAGCTCCCCATTATTATAATTTCTTTTTTCTCTTCTTAAGATTCTTCAATTACTGAATCTAAAATATCGATATCTTCAATTTGACATATATGTTCATTGAAATATTTCTTTAACTCCGTATTTCCTTCATCCATATATTCATATGGAGCCATGAATTTAAATGTCTGATTGATGTTTTCTGTTAGCGGAATAAGTACTTCAACTTCAACATATCGTTGGTTATCACCAACAACACTTTCTGTGAAATACTGAGAAATCTTATTTCTATATTTAGCTGCCTTATTTTCAGCAACTCGCCATTCTATTTCACTTGCTCCCATTTTTATACCTCCAGATTTATCATTTTTGATTTGATTGCATAAAATCTTCTATTAAAACATGAATGAATTTTTATTGTATATTTATCTTTTTTAAACTTTAATGCATTGATATCAACCAAATGTTTTATAACTGTATTTCTACTATATCCTTCTATTTCTTTTGATAAAATTCTATCTAGAGCTTTACCTCTTATACACAAGCATTCATTGTATATTACGCAATCATGTTTACTGTCATCAAATAATTGCAAGGATGGAGCAATTTTAAAATCTCCTAGTTTATATAAGAGAGTTATTAATCCGAGATAATTATTATTAATACAAATAATCATTATTTTTGAATGTGCTGACATATGCATTGTTAATACATTCATACCTAAAATCATTCCAGATTTGAAATTAGTTGCGTTTTCAAAAGATGATGATTTAATTAATTTATCCAATTGATCTTTATCTTTTACACATATTACATTTTTAATAATAATCAATCCTCCTCATTTATATCAGTATTTTCTTCAAGAGCAATATCTGTATCGTTGTAGTCTCTATCGCCTACAGAATATTCGTTCTCATCCACGCAAGTTCCTCCTTCCCATAGAGTTGTAGCAGAATGGGAAATATTATCCTCTATTCTCTTATAATGATAATATATGAATAAGTATTGTTAATATACTATATAGTCATGTATTACTTTTAGGAGAATAATTAGAATGAATGATTTTATTAATCTTTCTTTCTATTTTTGATATACGAACTGTTCTAACAATAACTGTGATTACGAGGATAAAAAATAATACGAGAAGAAGCAACTTTATACAATCACATATACACATGTTTCCGAATAGTTCACAAATATCTATCATCATAATCTCATCTCCTTTACTATATAATATTTTATCTTCTAGTCATAATATTAAACACATATACAATAGGATCCCATTAATGGGATCCTATTGTATCTATCACTACTCGTCTTTCTTAGGTTCATCTTCTATTGGTCCGTTTAGTATATCACCTTTTTGGATCATCATCTGAATATAAGTATCAAAAGTATCACTTAATACTTCCTTAAGTTGAATCTCTCCATTTGAATCTTCAGCTCGATACACCTTTTTGTCTTTGATATTGAACACTCTAAGATCTTTTGGAGTAGCAGCAAATATGAGCATTTCGTCAAGATGTTTGTTATTAGCATTTAATTTTCGTAATTCCGCCACCTGGAAAAATGTTAAATCTCCGGCTAGTACACATAACATAGGATTAGCAAGACGATAGAAATATCTCATCTCATGTGGAACGAATGGATACGAATCATGAAATGCATCCTTATCAAATATACTACCGAATGTATTTCTAGAATTATATTCTTTGCTCCATTCGATAAATGCAATATATAACTTCTTACGTCTCACTCCATTTTTATCCGACTCTGCTCTATCTGCTTGTTTTGGTAATGATTCTTTTTTTGGCTCAGGGTTTTCTTCCTTTACTTCTTCTTCGTTAGGAGTTTCGTTACCAACTTCGTTATTCTGATCACTATTACCTGAAGTATCTGTCCCTGCATCTTTTTCATCCTCACTTTCTTTATTAGTAATTTTATCATCGCTTTCCGATTGTTCATCTACAACGTTGTTATCCAATTCAGGAGGTGAGTCTATCTCTTCATCGAGAACATTTTTTTCTTCCACAGTATCAAGTTCAGGAGGATCTTCAATATCAGCTTCTGTGAAAACTTTTCCTTGAGGTATCACTCGTTCACAAAGAACTTCAGTTCTCCAGCTTTGATTTTCCATACTTGAATATGCACTTGACTCAAATGATTTCCTGAATTCTTCATCATTCATAAATTGCTGTATCCAGTCGAATCCTTCCTTAATAGCTTGACCTTTGTCAAATAGTCGATCATCTTCCAATCTCCACGATTCAACATATTCTCCTAAACTCATTCCACATCTGTAATTAGAATGAGTAGCAAATACAATTCCATCATACTTATGTGAATTGATATCATTGTCATCGTTATAGACTTCTAATACAGCGTCTTTAATTTCATTCACACTATTGTATGGTCCATGAATACCAGATTGATCCTCCCAAGCATTCTCAAACCACCAAAATTTGAATGGACCTTTTGCTGCATTTTCTTCATTAAATGGAGCTTTCCAGTCAGCAGATAATTTGGCTTCCTTAGCAGCAGTTCTGAACCACGTAAGAGTATGAGAGTTACCTCCTATAGGATTATCTTTACTGAACTCAACGAAGAAAATTTGTCCATTTATGATTCCAAGTGAATGAAATATAAATGCTTCAAATAATGCCTGATCATGGCAATTACCTTTCTTTTCTACGTATACTTCTGATGGAAGTTTCAATTTCCATCCAGTGATAGTTTTATCGTACGAAATATTCTTATGCATCCATTCGTAAATTTCTTCTGGTGTATGTCCAATCTCATTTAATGTACTTGAGTTAAGTACAATTGCTTCATTAGACATAACACTTTCATTGAATGATTCATTTGCTGATTGGTTAGTACTAAGAAACATATCATATTGAGAAGATAAACCATTATCAACTTTAGATTGACTTTCCTGTGAAATTTCAAAACCATGACTTTTATAGGTCTTTAATGCTATCTCATTATCCATCTGAACTGATAATGCATCTACTCCATGATCGATTGCATAATCAAGTAATTGATGACTAAGTCCATATCCATTATAAGCATAAGCGACATCCATTCCAGAAATCCATTTATGACCATCATCTTTATTGGGAACTTTGTCATATGTTATAGAACAAACATAGTTTCCTTGATCATCAACCCAGAGTAAACACTCATCATCATATTTAGGATCATCATCTCTCATATATGAAATAAGTTTACCTTGATCAGCAAATTTCTTCGTGAGTTCCTTTGTTATTTTCATCATTGTGAAATCTGAAAGAGACTTAGTTCCTTTTGGTTTGAAATTTTCATCAACATTACTCTTCAGAACCTTGAAGTAGTCACTTTCATCAAACAGATTTATCCTCATACTCTCAAATATGTGTTGCTGAATAAAATGGAAATTTTCTGCAATTCTTTCATTGTAAACATTGTCGCGTTTCATAGTGTTGATTTCTTTTACAGTATCACGATGAAACTGTTCAGCTTTAAAACCAATCTTTTTAGCTGCTTCAATATTTTCCTCTCTATCATCAAAGAAGATACATGTATGAGGATTTAACTTAAATCTATCAATAAGAAGTTGATAAATTTTAGGATCAGGTTTTTGACATCCAACATCATATGAAACTAATCCCCCATCAAATTGATCAAGATATTTAAATTTTCCTTTCTGCTTCATAAGTTCGAATCCACTTTTATGCCAATTGGAAAGATAATATAATTTGTATCCTTTATTTTTCAGCTCCTTGATCATGGAATCAGTATAATCATATGCATCTCCAGATAATGCTAATATTTCAAAAATATCATCTGAATATTGTTTAATATCATCCGTAAGAAAAGATTGATATAATTTCTTAGCATTGAAAATTGATGCAGTTTCATAATCCTCCAATTTGTCATAATAAGATTTTACAAAACAATCAAGCTGAGTCTCATTAAATTTATTATGATATTTCTTCTTGATTAATTCTTTTCCGCCTTTCGGTTCACTTAAAACAGAGCCTATATCGAATATAACTGTATCAACTCCATCGAAATCAAATCTTTCTGTGAACTTCTTTGTTTTAGTATCTTGGAAATAAAGTTCACCATGATGCCATACTGGCTCAATACTCAATTCTCTGAAATGTTTATTAAGATGAGCAACTATTTGTTTATTTTCTGGAGTATGATTTACAAGAACTCCCTGATTTCTAGCACATATGTATGCTGATCTTAATCCAGGTATAGATACGACTAACTGACCATTCTTGATAACGTGATGCGGATACTTACATCCAGATCTGCTAAATGGAGTACGACCATATGGACTATTTTTAATATCTTTTACAGGAGCTACTGCATATGCTTCTTTAAGAAAACCAGGCCAATCACAGTAATCGCCAGATTTAATAGCAGCTTCTAAATCCTTAGGATTTGTAGGAATATCTCCTTTACAATACATTGCATCAAGAAGTTGATCATATAGTTTAGCTCCAGGGTCTTTCCATTTACCTTTAATTATAGCTGCTTTTCTGCTATTATTAATTTTCAACACAATTAATTTTCCCATCTTACAATCTCCTTTACTATAAAATTACAGGATGTTATTATCAGGTAACTTTTATTATTTCATTATAATAAAAATATATAATTTATGAATTCTGCAATACCATATATTAATCCTAGAAAGATTAATTAAAATGATTTAAATTGTCAAATTAATTAGTCTTTGAAATTGTGGGTTATATAAGTCATGATTACGTAACACCTCCCTAAAATTGTTGATACAGAATGGCGGTTGGCCCTTAAATGGGCTGGCTGCTGTTTTGTCTATTATTTGAACTTTTTGGCAAACGGGATTATAACAAGAAAGCATTCATAATAGAGGTGATCAAAAATGATTATAACAAAGGAAAGAACCAGACTAATCTTTACTGAATATACGCCATTAGAAAAAAAGAAAATAGAAGATCTAGTGGCTAGTCTTGATAATGTATTTTTATATCAAGATCCTGACGATAAAATGATAGGTCTTCCTACAGGAATGGAAAAAACTATAAAACAGCTTTTTCATAAAGCTAAATTTATAGACCATTCTAATAGCTATTGGGAATACGAAAGAATTACTCCAGTAGAACACAATGCTCAACCTAGAAACCAATTACAAATCGATTTCATAAAGTTTGTATTAGATCACGCCAAGAAACGTGAGAAACTTGCAGGTATCTTATCCCCTGGAACGGGAAAAACATTTATGGCATGTTATTCAGCAATCAAAGTTGGTTTACGAACATTGATCATAGTTCCTACATCTGGAATCAAAAAACAATGGGGAGAAACACTAACTGGCATGTTTAACGTTGATCCGTCAAGAGTTAAACTTGTGAATTCGCCAAAAGATTTTATCAATGTAAAGGAAGATTTCGTTGTTGTATCACAAGCATCATTATCAGTACTAAATAAAACATATGATCTTGAAAAGATTATGCAAAATAATAAATTCGGTATTAAAGTAATCGATGAAGTACAGATGTGGTTTCATAATATTATCAAAGTAGATGCTAATTCTAATATAGCTCATAATTGGTATCTTACAGGAACATTTGGAAGATCAGGAGATACAGAGAATAAATTATATCAAGAAATGTTTGGAGATTTAGCTATATTTAGAGAGGAACAAAAGAAGGCTACTATATTCAATAGAAAACCTGGTAATGTATACGGAATGAAACCTCATATGCATGTAAGTATGATGTGGACTAAATCAGGATTATCTCCTGAAGAAATCAAAGCAGTAACATCATCAATGAGGTATAGTGAACGTGAAGGAAAATGGATAAGATATGGAATAAGCATTCCTGCATATACAGAATTAGTTATTCCTCCAGATGGTACAATGACTAGATTCCTAAAAAATGTTCTTAAAACTGTAGAAATAGCTCAGAATGAAGTTAAGTATGGAAAAATGCTTATTCTATCTCCTACAATTGTATCAGTTAATATCATAGCAGGTTATGTAGAAAAAATGTATCCAAAACTTAAGATAGGAACTATTAATTCTCATAATAGCGCTGCTGAAAATGATAGAGTAAAAGCTGAATGTGATATATTAGTATCTACAGTAAAATCGTGTGGTACTGGATTTGATGTAAAAGATTTATCTAAACTTGTAGTAGCAGAACAGTTTAAATCTTGGATATTAGCAGATCAAGTATCAGGAAGATTGAGAAGAAGACCAGATGGGAAAGACACTTATATGTGGGATATTGTAGATTCCCAGATTCCTCAGTTAAGAGCATGGGCTAATGCACGAGCAGACGTACTTAAAAGAAAAGCTAAATCATTTAAAGTAATAGACATGTAATAAAGTATGGGGTGAATATCACCCCATACTTTATATTGACATTTAAAATCCGAATAAAATGAAATATATAATCCATGATCCAATAATCTGGATTAAATGAGATACTTGATCCTGTATTAAATTTATACATAATTTATTTGCTTTCATATCATCTACAATAGAATGGATAATCCCATTAAATAATATTATAACTATACTTAATATCCATCCAATATTAGATCTTGTAGATGTGATATTATGTAATAATAATGGGATTTGAATAGCAAATGACCACGAAAATCCATGTACTAATAATACAGCAATATAGTCGTACTTATACGAATCTTTATATTGCGGATGGTTTAACCACCATGTCTTTTGTTTCATATTTGCAATTGTATCTCCTTGATGGAAATCAAGAATGCAATGGATAAATATCATTGCAAATAATAAAATAATTTTAAACATAAATTGAACCTCCCTTAACGATATTCATTTATAACAATATTAATATTGTTAGTCATAATAAATATTTAAAGTTCTGATAGGAACTTGTTTGTTTGGAGACTCTTTATTATATTTTATACCAAACGTAGAATTTACATTCTTAATGTTTCTATGTTCTTTAAGCCATTTTCTTGCGAGCTCAATCATTTGATTAAATGTAGCTTTACATTCATTTCCATTACCATCCGTAAATGTTTGGCCTTCCTCAAATGTTTCACATTTTCTTTTAATCTCAGCCATAATATTACCGTCCTTTCTTAAAAATTAAAATAATTTACTGTATTTTATTATAAAGTAATTATATATTCTATAAATGTATCAGTACATAAAATATATTTAAGGAGGTATATTGTTATGAATCAACAAACTCAAGATACCACAAATAAACCCATTATGCATATTAAAGTTTCTGAGAAACTTGGATATATTAATGGGAAAAGACTTACACAAACTTTGCAAAAGTTTTATTCAGATAAGTTTGTATTAATTACCACTGGGAAATCAGTGGAGTTGACTGCGGATAACATGGTAGTTATTGATGTACATGAAGATACCAACATTGATGATTTCATTTGCAAAATCGAAAACTTTTACAACAAAACAACTCAGGAGGTATAATAATGAAACAAAAATTGTATGTAACTGTAAGAGAGTCTGCTGGGTTTCTGTTTATGATGGAGATTGAAAGCGCATTATACGAAAAATTCGAAGATTTCAATGTTGTAATTGAAAATGACATAAGTGATTATAGCATTAAAAATGTAATCTCTGTTAATATGGATAATCTCGGAACAGCTGAAACAGCAGATATTTTAAAGCGATTAGCAGAATTTTCAAAAGCATTCAATGTGGTAATAATTACAGGAGAACAGAAAACAGGCGTTACTGCTGTAGGGTTTGACAAAGATATCCTGACTGATGACTTAAAAGAATTCTTCAATAATAGTCACGGAATTGTAAAAACAATCGAGCTTACATGTAGATGGTGCCCTGAACAATATGATTGTTTCGATGAATATGGTAATCAAGTTGCATATCTGAGATTGAGACATGGAGTATTTACTGTCGAGTGTCCTGATTGTGGAATCGGAACTTCTACATGTGTATATGAAAATTGGGAAGACATTACCGGAGATGGAGACTTTGGAAGCGACGAGGAAAGAATTAGTCAGTTGGAATGTGCATTTAATGCTATTGACTATTATTATTCTCACACTGTAAAAACCATACGCAGAATTGCATCTGAGTCTGAAGATGAAGATTACAAATATGAGAAGATCGATTCTGAGTATACTGATCAGGAAATGATGGAAACATTATACGCATATCAGAAATCTAATTTCATGCCGGATGAAGTTCTTTCTATTAGACATAAAGGGCCTGCTATTGGATACAAAGAAGCTGTAAAGAAAGTACTCAGAGAACATCGTCTGATTAGGCACAATATGTTTCCTGAAGAAAATGGTGCTGATGGTCTTAATGAAGAACACATCGAACACGAGTTAGAATTTTTCAAAACGACAATCGATGGGCTTGGAGGTCAAATCAAAACAATCAATTGGTTGTTTAATAAGAACTTTAAAGACTTTGAAACTATATTCAGGGAATATGCTACTAAGGGTACTAATAGTCTATAATAATTAAAAATAATATATAGGGAGATATCTCCCTATATATTATTTTATATAAGGAGGAATAATTTTATGAATATATTAAATGAAGAAACTATAAAGATTCTTAAAGATATTAGAAATTATATCAAAGATCATTATCCAGATAGCTGCATAGCCCATAATCAAGAAAAAGAAGGAGAAGAACTTCTGGAGGAATGTTCAGATTTTTTCAAATATGAGATCCTTGGATTTTGTGGTTGCGGAATGAATTCACTTTGTGTCGAAAGTGTGGTCAATTATTTAAGTATAGTAAAGGTACAGTGTGAATTAAATTTTAAAACTGAAAAATTATATCAAGAAAAATTTGGTATAAACGACGTATACTCAAATGGATTGATATTATATATGGCATATGATCTTGATGATAGGGAACTGACTGAACATGGATCGAACATAAGCGGTGCTTGGTTGACTACATTAGGAGATATATGTTTATATGTATTCGATCTATTATTGAAGGAGGAAATAAATGGTGAGGGATAGAGATATTTTTGTCAACGATATAAAAGTAGGTGATTGGGTATATCTTACAAAAAGAATTGAAGAATATCAGAAGAATCCAATTGACATGTGTAAAGATGCTCCATCACAACCATTCAAAACAAAGGTAAGAAATATCGTTCATACTAAAAATGGTAAGACATTATATCAAGTTAACAGATGTCATTTTAGTGACAAAGATATTGGAGTCAGTGTCTTTAAAAATTATGATGATGCCAGAGATAATTTGAAAAAGGAAAGAGGTTTATAATAATGAGAATTGATTTAGATATAAGATTATATACTGATGGGGATTTTTCTTTCGGAGATGTATCAAAACTGATCGATAGAGAATCTCCTGAGTACGATTCTATATATGTTGGATATGCTGCTGTAAATGAAGATTATTATATACTAATCCGATCTGTTATTTCAGGGAATGATGATGAAGTTTGCTTGAAAGCTTTAGAAAATATCTTTGATAACATATCCAACAATTTACGTGCAAAAGATTATGTAAAGAAATATATCGAAGATATTATAGATCCTATTAGAAATCATATTGTATACTGTAAGGGAAATATGGAATATAATGATGTGTTGTCAGGAAATTATGAAGGAAATATTCATATATCAATTAATAATAATAAATCTCCTTGTGAATATGAATGGGACGTAACAGAAGAAATGCTAAAAGAGTTAGAAGAGAATGTTGTTTTGAAAGGGCACAGAGAAATCTCCAAAACTCTAGAAATACAAGCTCATGAAATATTTTCACAAGGGGAGGGGAATGGAAGATGATATTATATCCTGACTGCGATTATTATCGTGAGAAAAGAGATGATGAATTTGCATCAATAGATGAGTGCGAAAGTTGTTATCGTTATGATATATGCAAAACTGCATATGATAAGCAGCAAAAGGAGGAAAATAAATAATGGATTTAGGAGCATATGGACAAATTGAATATCTAAAAAGCATAGCAGAAGCTAATAATATCGATATCCCAAGATTGAGGGGATATCGATTAATGAAAAATGAAAGTATGGTATCAAAAGATCAAATTGATGAAATGATGAAAGATTGTGAAATTGATATCGCCGAATGGTTATGTGAGACAGAACCTCCGTTTGATAACAGATGTAATTGCAGATGTTGGTGTGAAGAGACCGATAATGTCAAAAGATATTATCTTATTCTGAATCCAAAACGGCATGAAGAAGGAGAAAGAGAATACATAGGTATTCGTTGGGATAGAATTCATGGAAAGAAACGAAAGATCTTGAAATTTGAAATTAAGAAACAGAAGAAAAGAATTCAACAGCAATATGATGTATTCAATAAATATGTAGGCAGAGAAGACGTGCTTTATATCCATTCAAGGATGGGAGGAGATAATTGGAAGTGTTTTAAGAATAAACACGAGTTGATATCTCAACCATGGTTCTTGGAAAGAGTTGATGATTCTTTCGATAATACTTATTGTGACTTCTATGCAAAAATTGACTTGAATAAATCTGTACATGGAGGTAATGATGAAAAATTGGATAAGTGAAAATAGCAAAGAGTATTATAGTGGAATTCCTAATAATGATGAAATTATGGATATCATAGGAAGAATATCTCTTGCAATATTTGCAGTTCTCGCTATTGTATTTATTATTGGAATGATGTTATAGGAGGTGATTACAATGGATGAAAATATGCAGTTGCTTACGACATGTAAACAAGCTGTCATGAAAATGGAATCAGCAATGTCTGATATCAATGAGATAAAAGAATCAGAATTGCTAACAGAAGATGAAAAACATGTATTCGACAATATGATAGAAACAACTGGAGACATGATGGCGGTTATCGTGAATATGGTATCTGAAAAATCAGGTGTAAGTGAAGAAGACTTTATGAGCGAACAGATTACTCCTGAAGAAATATCGGAATATCCTGATGTAAATAAATCTGAAGATATTCTCAATGAGCCAATAGAATAAAAAATAAGTAATTAAGAAGAGGGAGCTTTTTGAGCTCCCTCTAATTTCTTTTTATCGACAATAGGTTTCTCTGATCTTATCAAGCAATGCTTGTACAGCAACCGGTTTAATATTTAATCTTTCATTGAGCTGAGACTTTACAAACGGAATCAAGTCAGAAGAAATTCCTACTTTTTCTTTTCCTCTTGTATTGATAGCTCTCATAAGATCTAATCCGTTTGATATATTTCTTTTTGTAGAAACGTCATATATTGTCCGAAGAGCTTCTACACTTTTAACGTACTTATGATTAGATTTAATAGGTTGCATTACAATACTACCAGCATTTCTTTCCTTTATACCAAACAGCCCAAATAGACCATAGTAAATTGAGTTACCTATAGCCTTGTAATATGTCGATTCCTTCATCGGATGGTGTCCTTTGAAATTCTTTTTGTAATTCCTATACATTCCTCTTGCTCTGATATCGTTAGTTACAATATTAGACATATATGAGATTACTTTTAGCATTTCATCATTATTAATAATCTCGTCATTCAACGGGTTATTTTCAATACTGACTGTAACATCACCATCCAATTCAGATATATCTTTAGCAAACCTTGATTTATATCTAGACACTGTAGTTGCTTTAATTCCGAAAGCTTCAGCTGTTTTATCAATTCCATTCGTTTCAAGATATGCTAAAAATTCCTTCTTTCTGAATATATCCCACATAGGCTTAGACCCGTCAAGATCATCATCACAATTATATCCTTTCAGATCTATTCCTTTAATTTTTATATGATGATATTTGTATCTATCAGTATGGAAGAAATCGTCTATGTTAAGATCTCTACATAAGGAATCAACAAACATCGGCATATCAATTTCATCAGCATCAATAGATCTATCTGCACAATATTTATCAAATATATCTCTGATGTCTGATATAGGAATCTCAACTTCTGAATTAGATACAACTATATTTTCTTCTATGAAAGCTTTTATAACTTCCTTGCTGTCGATACTACAAAGTTTAGGTTTGTTATATTCCTTGCTATATATATCATCTATTTTCTTAGCTACAACCTCCTCTCCATGATTTCTTAAATAAGAGGATATAGAAGGATTTGTTAATGTCAGCATTGATAAATCAAGATCTAACATAACGTCATCAGGTAACGTACATATGTACTTGTCTAACATCTTAGGATGAGCAGGAAATATTTTTCTAGGCTGTGCATATGTAGTAGTGACGCTGAATACATGTTTTAGATCAATTCTAATATCAGTTTCATACCTTTTATGAGATGAGCATGGAATAACCAATATCGAGTGCTGATCAATAGTTTCGCTATCTTGTATTATGATAGCATATCTGTTAAATCTCAGAGTCATTTCACCGACTTCTATGTCTTTTCTTCTGTTATCCTTCTTCTCTCCGTAAATTGGATCAGTCCACCTCCAGACTTGCCCTCTTATGAATCTCATTGTAGTCTCCATGTTAGTAACTCTCCTTTCAATAATAATCGCCTACATTATCTTTTACAAATCCTTTCATATATTCTTTAGGAGGTTCCTTCCATGCTACAACATTAATAGTTCTATCACATAATCCAATAGTTTTAAGAAGTTTATCATTCTTCTTGGTTTCATTGTTGTATCCATAAACATCGTAATCATCAAAGATAGTTTGTCTTCTATTATCTTTGAACCTCCCTACTGTAGGATACCAGTATAGATCCATAACATATCGCTGCTGTCCAGGTACTTCTACAGTACAAATATAATTTCCCTTAGTTTTAGGCTTTATTTTAGGAAATGGTCTCCACATATTAAAGATTCTTCTTAAATTAAACATCAATGTCTCCTTTCTTTGTATATGATGATAATAAATAAATCTTCTTACATATTTCTTTAATTTTTCTGATAAATCTCTTAAAGATATTTTCTTTCTTGGATTTATCTGTAAATAAATCAGAACTAGGAAATGTCCATATATTACCATAATGATTGATTTCTCCCAAATATATAACTCTTCTCCTATCATCTGAAGGAATATCGGATATAACAGTCCCTGATTCAGTTTCATGTATGTGAAGATTAGTTTGTTTAAATACAGGACACCTATATGGGGAACATTGATTTGATTTGAGAGGACAAATTTTACAATGTTCATATGAACCTTCAAACCAATGGCCTCCTATTAAAGGCACTGTGTTATTTTTATATGCATCACCATCTGTAATTTTTTGATCATTCCATTTCCAATTATTTTCGTTCATTATATTCTCCTTTAATATTCATCTAAGTCTACAAACTCTGACTGCTTAATAGTTTGCAATCTTGGAACCGCGTTTGCCTTTTCTTTATCAATAATATCAATATCTGATACTAGACTCTGAAGCGATAATACTTTATCAATATTAATATCATCAATTAGACGTAATCCATTTTTCTTTGAGAACGGATGAGCTAAATATGTGTACTTAGCAAACTCAGATTCTGACGAATCAATACGTCTTCTTTTAACTACTTCGAGTTCCATATATCTATCATCTGTTCCAGGTTTATATGCAATATTTGTCATAGCTACAAAATCAGAAGTTTCAATTACTTCCCACGCATCTCCAGTATGTTCTCTACCTACATTCTTAAGACCATCTCCTTTTCCTTGTCTTACAGCATTATCAAGAACAGCAGCTCCTGCTCTATTCATTTGATGAGCAGTTACTACTGGGATATCCTCTCGTACTGCTAATGCTTTAAGTTCGTTAATAATTCTATTTAATTCCAGCTTTACATTATCAGCTGCTGGTGTTGCTGGTTCAATACGTTTGATATAGTCAAATACTAATGTACATACTTCCATATTTTCATCTCTAAGATCAGAGATAATTGTAAACAGGTCATCAGTATTAATCTCTCTATATGAGAAATATTTAATGACTAGCTCGATATTACTTTTATTGCTTTCATCCGGCTCCTTAATAAGATCTGCTAATGTTCTTTCATTAGTATCCAAATCAGTAACAACTACATCATCTTTCAATATTCTTGTTATACCTAATTCATTACAAAGAATATCTGTTGCCTCATCTACAGAATAGTTAGTAATAGGATCATCGAATGTCATATTCCAAATCCTTTCAATCGTTTCTGTAAATGAGTTTTCCATAGTTATATATAGAACACACGATCTCATACCAGGAGTTCTTGGTTGGTAATCTGGGTTATACTTTCTTATATCAAGAGCAGTCTTTAAAAGGATTAATGATTTACCAGATCCTGGCGCCCCTATATAAGTATACAATCTTCCATTCATGTAAGCTGGAGATAATAAAGTATTCCATCTTCTTATTCCAACTTTAAACATGTTATTTGAAACACTTAATGATTCAATAGTAGAACTTAAAGCTTCTTTAACTGAATCAATATCTGCAGTATTAAATGTCACTTTATTGGCTACTAAATTTGTGTTATGTTTAATATCCAATAGACTTTGAGATATCATAAATAATCTTTCCAATATGACTCTAAAAGCTCCTGAATCATTTAGATCGATATCTTCTAATAAAGTAATATATTCATCTCTTACTGCACCTACGAATCCTAACTGTAAAGCTTCAGCTATTAGATCAAATATCATTTTAGCTTCTGGAGGAGTGACGATATTAGGATCGTTTATACATTCTTCGATGACACTATTTTTTATATTATCAAAATCAGGTTGTCTTTTAGCCATCTCAATGATAATATCTGGGGATACAACTCCAGAAAGCCATTCTTTTGATATATAGCTTATACACCATATGAATGAAAGAAGTTCCTGATGATTCTGATATTTCTTTAAATCTAGATTAGCAAATAATCTATTTATGTTCTTAACTGATTTGAATGTCCTGAATCCAGAATGTTCCATAGTGAGTATCTTGAGTATGGACTTCAGAATAGGTCTTTTATAAAACACGCTTATCTTATCAAATTTGATCTCGTTTGTTTTCGGAAGCGTTGTTATTTTTTTCTTACTACTTTTTGGCATATAAAATGACTCCTTTCCTTCACCAAGTAATAATTTGCATCAAATTAATCATATTTAGAAAAGAGGTTGAGTGTTTATGAAAGATATAAAAAGTCTTTACAACGAAGCGAGAAAAACTGGTAATGCATCAGATATTTCCGCATATCAAGAAGCAATTCAGACTTATCTTGAGTGCAACCCCTATGGTTATATTTCAAACCTAGAATATATCATTACATCTGATATTGGGGCTAGTACTCTAAAAAAGTTTGTAGAAACAAATGGTTTACCAATTTCTTGCTATGATAATGTTATGGAAGTGCTTGAAAAAGCAATCCATAAATGTGATATCTCAGGAAAAGACAGTTCATATTTCAAAGAGGCTGCTGACTGGTTATCTAACTATCGCAGGAAATATTTGAATTGCTTTATGATGTATGAATATTATACAGAAGAAGTAGATCCTAGATATGTTGAAACATATTATGGTTTTAACGAATCTGGTATTCCTGGAAGAAAACTAGTGGCAGGAATGATTGATTCCTTTGGAGAGTCTGCTGTAGCAGATGCGTTAATTACATCAAATACCATCGGGTCAGAATCTACAGCGATATTGCATGACTATTGTACGAATAAATACGCCGGTAATAAGATGATGTTCGAGTGGTTGGCAGTAACACTTAATGATTTATTTATTAAAAACTATGCAGAATCAGTAACAAGTAGTATTACCGATAATTCGCTATCACGAAAAGTAGCTGATAGTAAATCCGAAAAATGTAAAGTATATAGAGAATCTGTTATTTGTAATACTGATGCTGTATATGAATATTCCGAAGAAGAAATTGAAAATATTAAATCATTAATTGAGTTCAAAGAATATCAGTTAACTTGGGCAGATGAAATGACTGAAAGTAATATCATGGATATTCAGCATGAGATTTATGATTTATATGAAGAATTAGCTTCTGTCATATCAGAATCAGACGCTGATCTTGTAGATATGCTTCCTGGAACTCCTGTAAAAGAAGGGGCTCCTTGGATAGTAAATACAAGGAACAAGAAAACTGGATCATCCCCTACCTATATAGGTAGAAATCACGATATGGCTAAATACGGAGAAGATGATGATTCTGGAGAAGTTGTTAAATCTGATAATCCTGATATGAGCATGGATGATTATAAACGTCCATCTGCTGGGGGTACTTCATCTCTTGATACTAATGATTTAGATGATGAAGAAAATAATTCATCTGAAGATAAATCAAGTAAAACTAATGATAATACAAGCGGTGTTCAGAATTATTATTATTATACATACAATAATTCATTGAATAAAAATAGTAATTCTTTCAATAGGGATAATAGCTCTAAAGATGATCATTCTATTCATAAATCATCTTATGATTCTTCTACTGGAAAACATGTTAATTCTCATAACAACAATGTAGAAGAAGTTAATAATAAAGAAGAAAAAGATTTTGAAGGATTAAAAGAATCTTCTCTTCCTTGGGAACTTAATATCGGTTTTGAAATCAAATCTATCAACGAAGCAGTAGGTGATGCTGATGATAACAAACCTGAATCAGATCATCCTATTAAAGATATTCTTACAGATATTGATAGAGCAACTGTAAAGAAGCAGCAACAGGCTAAGAAGAAAGTTCAGGATATTCAGAATGTTGGTAGAGCTGCTATGAAACCTGTTAATAGAACTAAAGAGTGGATTGGAAACATGATAGGCAAGTGGAAGGATGCTGACGAAACTAATATCAAAGAGAAGATGGCCGATCCTCATGCTAGAAGTAATTTATTCACTGCTATTAAGAAATCTATTACAGCTGGATCTCTTCTCAAAGCAGGCCTACTTCTTAATCCTGTATTTTTGTTTTTAACAGTTACTAGAGGTATCGGTAAAAACAAGAGAGAATTCAGAATCCGTAATGAAATGATAGGAGAAATCAAGACTGAAATTTCCATCATTGATGAGAAGATTAAAGATGCTGATTCTAAAGGAGATAACAAAGCTAAGTATCAATTAATGCGTTTTAAAAACGAATTAAATAAGAAGCTGTTGAGAGTCGGTGGAGGTAAAAGATGGGCTAAGCTCATATAACCTTTAATATACAAATATCAAAGAAAGGAGGTTATTCCATATGGAAATGGATACAAAGAGTATTAATTTTTTTACTCGATATTTATCTGAAGCTCCTGATGAAACTCCACCAGATGTAGCTGCAGCTCAAGAAGATTCAGGAACACCTGATGTACCTGAAAATGGACCAGACATTGATGCTGGACCTCCAGATATGTCAGATGATATAGGTGAAGAAACAACAGATGATGGACCACCAGATCTTGATGATAATTTTGATAGTGGATTTGGTGGAGATGATACAAGTGATGAAGATAATCAGGAAGGAGAAGGATCTGATCCTGAAAAAGTTGATCTTGGTCTTGATGAAAAGGTATCAGCTATTATGAATCAGCAACTATATCAGCGTTTTTTAAATCTGATTAGTTCCATCGCTAATCAATTAACGATGATTAAAAATAATAATGATATCTTATATACATTATCTGAAGACACATTGGAAACTGAATCTTCATTGAAGAAGCTGGATGAAAACATTCGTTTATACATTAAATACAACTTCGTTAATGAGAACTACAGTAAGAACCTACTATTCTTTAACAAATGCTTGAATTTGTTAAAGTTACTTAATGACGCTTTCGATAAGAATATTCGGAAGGGAATAAAGGACTTGTAGTAACCATTATGTAAAATACTGCATACTCAAGACTTTATGAGTAACTAAGTAAAAAATCTATAGAAAAGGAGATTGAATCATTATGAATGGAAACAAAGTTAGCTGGTTTTATGAATCAGCAAGCGAACGCGAAAGAAGTGGCTACACACCTAGCAAGAGTTCCTTCGGCGTTTATATTGGTGAAGGAATGAAAACATTCGATGAGCATTTCGAAGATCTGTACAATCAATACAAAGAAAGTCAGGGCATTGATATTAAACGTGATATCAATGGTATGATTGGTGACAGGACTTTCATGGAAAACTATAAAACAGACCTTATGGCTCCTGTATTGGAAGGCTTCCAGGAAATGTCACCTAATGATCCTCATATCCAGAGTATCATTGAGAATGTTAACAGGTTCTGGGATACTAAGGTAAAGACTTTCTCTGAGTCTGCTTCTATGCTCGGATTCCTTCCTATTTCCACACTGGAATTCCCTGTACTGGTTAAACAGTTCTTCAGTTCTATTCTTAAGGATATTATTGAAGTTGAAACCACCAAGACTCCAAGTATCACGAAGCATGTTCGTACAACTTATCTGGTTGATAATCAGACCGGAGATGAGTATGAATATCCTAAGTGTATGTTTGATGGCACATGGGAGAAGGTATTCGATGCTTCTAAGGGTCTGAAAATTCCTGAGAACGTTGTTCCTCTTACCAATGGTCGTCTATGGAAGCATGATATTATCGCAATGGCTGGCGGTGTTGCTGGTATCGATAGAATGAGCTTCCAGTTCAAGATTATTGCTATTCAGGCTTCTGTTGGTGGCAAGGATGAGGTCATTCCGCTGCGTGGAAATGGTATCACCGTTGAGTTCTCCACTAATGGTACTCTTGTTAATGGTGATCTGAACTTTGATTACAATGGAACTTTAATTGACGATGTACTTGGAGGTCAGGTTGACTTCAAGAATGGTACGATTACAATTGCTTCTGCATCCGGTCAGGTTACTGGTGTAGTATTTAGCGGTTATCTTTCTAATGAGAAGAATCTGCGTCATGTATCCGTAAGAGAGAAGAGAGACATTCTGAAGTTCCAGATCGAAGATGGCCCTCGTTGGAATATGCCGTTCTCTATCGAAGAGATCGAAGATGCTGCAGCTCTGCTTGATATTAATTACTACAATCGTATGGTTGATGAAATCGTTCGTACACAGGAAATGCAGGAGTGCATGACTGTTATTAAGTTCCTGAACGATGAATTCATGAAGTTCAATGGAGTAGAAACAGATACATTTAAGCTTGAGAGTGTTGCTCAGACATATAAGGTAGATCTGGATCCTGCATCTATGACACCTAACTTCGCTGGCGATCCTTACAAGTTCATGAGTACTGCAATTCAGTTCCGTCTGAAAGGTATTATTCATCAGCTTATGGATATGACCAAGTTGGATGATATGTCCTTCATTATCGTTGGTAACCCGATGGCTTGCCAGCTGATCAATGAATTCGTTCAGTGGAAATCTCAGACTGGTTCTACCATCGGTGGTATCAGTGTAAACAACAGCTATGGCTTTGCAACAGATCTTGGTGCAAATATCCGTGTTGTAGCTACTAACCTGTATGATGCATACACTGTTGATAAGGTTGATGATACAGGCGATCGTGAGCTTATCCTCCACATCTATGGTTATCCTACAGATGCAGAACATGTCAGCCAGCGTCACCTTAAGTATACATCTCACCTGTTCACAAGTCAGAGCCAGACTGCATATCAGTCCACTCAGGCCCCTGGTGGTGCATACAACATCGTTACAGCAACAAGCCGCTTCAAGACTATCTCTGTTCAGGGCATTCAGGCTAGACTCGTTATGCTTAATAGTGATCGTGTATATGGTCCGGCTCCTAAGAGACCTCCTGTACTTGGTGCACCTTGGCAGGCTGCTGCGTAATGTAACTGTAAATCAACAAAATTAACATAAGTAAGTAGGTGAGGGATAATCCCTCACCTACTTATCTTTGTTTTAGTTTACTAGTTTATAATGTCATTAAAGAATCTATAGTAAAGGAGATAGATAAATATGGGAAGAATTAAAAGTAAAAAACAAGTTCGAGATGGTTTTTTAGGTGATCTCCCTGAATCAGTTCAGAATAGAGTTATGGCCGTTCATAAACTAGTAGTTGAAACAACAAATTCAGTTATGAAAAATAAAAACTACGAGGACATAATCCATACTCAATGGGCAAAATCTATGTTAGATGAATTTCTAACTATGCCAGCTGATAAAAAACAAACTGGATCAGTTAGAGTATATAAACAAGGAAAACGTTTCTCTTGTATGATACAGTTAACTGGTCATGTCACAAATGATAGAAACGATATTGATCATGAGTTATTCCATGATATGATTAGAAATATCCATGTTTCTATGAGATCTAAAGTAAGAAGAAAATTCGATATGACTCTTACATGTGAATCAGAACACGGAGAACATTTCGAAGGATTCGATGTATGGACCAAGCAAAAAGAAGCGAAGGAAATATGGGAACTCTTCAGCGATAAGACTACTAAAGATATCAGAGAGTTTAAAGAATCAGCAGACAATGACAGTGATAAAGAAGTAATAATTGTAGAGTTTTCTGATCTTCCTGGTGGCATTCAAAAATTTGTGGAACATACAAAATCGCAGATTGTTGAATGTATCAATGAGTATGCACAAAAAAATAGATATAATGCTTTATATGGAACTAAAACAGTGTATAAGAATTTTTTAAATAATGTATCTGGTAAATTACCAACATCTGTAACAATTGGAGATACTTATTTAAGAAGGAATTCTGATTATACGCATGAAGGAAGTATTGTTGTTACACCAGAACCAAATTCTACAATCACATCAGAATATTATGAATACATGAATTCTTTGGAAAATGAATTATTGATGGAAGTGTTTGAATCAGTTAATGAGAAAGTATCTCAAATTGATTTCACAAAAAAATTAGTTCTTACAGAGAATTCTATAGGAAAATATTTTGAGTTATATCTAACTCCTGAATATGCACAAAAACTATTTGAGTATTTTGAAGAAAGAGATGTTTGCAATGAAACTATTATAGCTGAAAGCAGCAAGAATGAATCGATTCCTGAATACAATACTGATATGACTGAAGCAGAGGCAAAACGTACTCTTCGTACATTATCTCAGGAAATGATTAATGGTATGAAGAATGATAAGAATTATAAGGTGACACAATACAAGGCTAATATTTATGCCAATATTATCACTAAGAATCTATTACCTAGATGGGCTAAAGGTTTTAGAAAGTTCTCCATCACTTTAGATTCATATCAATCATTCTTCACATTCGAGTTCAAAGTTCCCAACATGACTCAGGATTTTGTTTCTCGCTTCATTGAAGGAAGAGAATCTCTTAATGGATTCATTCATAGAAATTCTGAGATCAAGGTTAAAATGTCTCCGAGGATATTCCATACGATGGAAAATCCTGATGACGCATTTAATTTCTTCAAGAGTGCTATTAAGTATTATAACGAAGGAATCTTAAAAGCTGGAGACAAATTGATGGCTTCTGCTATGAAGATGAATAGAGAGATGAAACACTTGGTATCAACTACTAAATTGTCTGGTATTGTTACAATGCCTATGCAATTACTATTCGTATTTGATGATGTCAAGATGAGTAACAAAGATACATTCAAAGTATCTCAGGAAGATATCAATGCAGTTAACTCGTTCATCAAAGGAATTTATACAAAATATGCATCTCCTGAAAAAGAAAAGAAACAGATAGTTGATGACGTAAAAGACATGGTTAAAGCTTTAAGAGAATATTGTGAGAATGATTTTAATATCACTCAGATATCTTTATTTCCCGAAGCGTTGGAAGAATACTTTGATGGTAAGATGCAGCCTATTCTTGAATCATTTAACAGGTCATGGATATATGAACATCTTGACATGGACTGGGTAAATAAACAAAAGAATCCTCAAACTAAATATCTTCAGGAAAAGTTTGGAGTTAAGAAACTTAAGAAGATCCCTACCGATCTTGTAGCATACATCACTATTGAGACTGAATGTATTAAAGATTCAAACGATAAGATGATGATTGCATCCTATTGTTTAGGGAAGATTGAAATTGTAGAATGGTATATTGAACTCCTTGAAGTAGGAAGTAAAAAATATATTGTACCTCATACAAAACCTTATCTTGATTCAGTAAGAACTCAACTACTTGCATGCTACAAAAAAATTATGGAAACTCCGATTCCAAAATCAACCGACCGTCCATTGATTGACATTAAATATCCTTTAGGATATGAGGGATAAAAATATCCCTGAAGAAGGGGAGGGGGTACCGACCCCCTTTCTTTCGTTATTCCAAAATGATTTAAATAATATGCTTAAAACTCAGATTTATGAATTTCCGTGTATCATTCATAAGTATTTCTCTGCAGTTTTTAAGTATATTATTTATTCATCTAACTGTTAGTCATCTCTAAGTTATAATTTTTATATCTCCTTTCTGGGTAATTATCCCCTTTTCATTACATTTATAATATATAAAAAAGATATACTAAAATACGATATTGAAACAATCAAATATATTAAAAAGAGGAGTGGGATTTCCCACTCCTCTTTTACAATATCATTACAAATCGGCTGTAATCTCATGGAATAATTTACCAGAAGCTATATCTTTAATAACAGGAACAGGCAAATTATAATATTCTGCTATTTCATTTGTAGAAGATTGTCCATACCTCACTTTTACATAGATGGTACGAATTCTACCTCTAGTAAGTTCATCATCAACTATTCCGTCAATCAAACGTTTTAACTCATCAGGATTTTCCAGATAATACATAATATCATTTCCTTCAAAGTTATGAGCTTTATTTCTATTTCTCATAAATCCTCCTTAAAATATAAATTAGGAAGGGAGTCCTTAGTGGACCCCCCCCCCATTTTCTTAATCGCTCATGTGCATAACCATCATCAGTAGAATAGTATATATTTCTAATACCTTTCTCCTTTATGTATTGCATACATGCATTACACGGTCTGGTCATGCCATATGTTCCATCTTTCTTAACTCTAACCACGTATATAGAAACTTGTCTCCAATCGATATCTCTGAGAGTAATATGTTTAATTGCAGTTATCTCAGCATGGATCTTATGAGGTCTTTCCTTATTATCAGAAAACTCTCTGAATTTATTATACTTCTTCTGGACAGGATCAGTTTTATCCTGATTATATCCTTCTGCAATTATGTTTCCTTTATATATAACTACACATCCAGTCATATTCTTTTTATTTTTATACGTGGAAAGAACTGCGGCTTTAGCAGCCTGATGAAAATAATACATATCTTTCTTAGTAATCATTCATTCAACGCTTTCATTATGATAGTCATAATTTCCTCGACGTATTCATCCTTCAAAGGAGCTCCAGCAGCCTTAGGATGACCACCACCCCCAATAGGAACCGCAAGTGTAGCACCTGTATCAATATCATCCCTTACAGTACGGAACGAAAACTCTGCTCTTCTTCCAAGCATAAAAGCACTAAAGATATCAAAGTCCTTATACTTACTTAAGAACTGATGTGACAACTCTGAAATATTAGCACCTTTGGATCCAAGAATAAATGCTGTCTTAAATCCTCTAAGATCAAACTGATACACATCATCAGGAGTAATGGAATCAATAACTGCCTGTTCAGCTTCAAGCCTTGCGCTAACAAATTCCATATCCGTATCAGTTATAAGATCACTTGCTTCTTTATTGGAAAGAAGATTTACATATCTATTACAGAATCTCTCCATACCAAGCATGAAGAATAATGTCTGCAACTTCTTCGCTTCAATATCTCCGGTTTCTTTCCATTCATATGTATCGTATGAACGTACCTTGTCAACGAATGTTCCGATAAGAAACTGATTATAGTCATCCTTAAGGATTTCAAAGGAACCAGGAGCATCAACTTCTATACTATTAAAATACTGCCAAAGAAGAGAAGTTCCAGACTGCTGAATACCCATATCATTTTCCGGAATGATCACAGCGTTCTCAATGATTTGCTGAGCAGGGAAATTAGTGCGATGATGATCAAAGATACGAACTGTGTCAAATCCCTGTTTAAGAGAATTAAGAGTTTCATTATGAGCAACAATGTCAGCGAATATAATTTCAGTTTCTCTACTGAGACCGACAGTTTTAGCATTGAGAAGTGCCTGACACACATCTTCATCCACAGTCGAGTTGCCGCAGTTAATTACTGTATAATCTTTTCCTTTCTCTTCAGTCATATGAGCGAGTTCATAGATTATACGACAACCTGCTCCATCAAGGTCATCGTGCGTGAATAAGATACTTTTCATCATTTTAAATTCTCCTTTCGTTATTTGAAAATAAGGCTATATAACTTTTATGTTTGATTCATAGTAAGAATATATCATTTATAGACAAATTTATACGAACCCAAACAATAAATTTTATATTAATAGAGAAAGGAGAGAAAATAACGTGTCTGATATAAAAAAGATCAATGGGAAGTATTATGATTTTGATCCAAAGAACAAATCTTTCCTAGTAACTGCAAATGAACTCAGAGTACTTGGTATAAAAAATTATTATTTTATGCTAAGAATTGATAACCCTAGAGTTGCAGATATAGATCCATTTAAAAAAGATATTACAAAACAAGAAGTAGCAGCTCTTATGAGGGAATTCATGGGTAATGTCTGGAGCTTCATGAGAATGGCTGTTAGAGTAAGAACTGACGCTGGTGTCGTTCCGTATACATTGCATCGCGGATTATGTGCTGTTACATGGTGCTTTGAACGTCATCAAGACAATTGTATTTGTGAGCCTCGTCAGACTTATAAGACTACTGGTACTATAGCAGGTCCTATTCAATGGGCATTCCAGTTATCAGAAAACTTACATATGCATTTCTTTGGTAAGGAAACTGATAACACAAAACGAAACCTTGCACATCTTAAAAGTGATATTGAACTTCTTCCAGAATGGTTACAATTTAGACGCTATATTGATGATCAAGGTAAAATGAAAAAGACTAGAGCAGCTACAGAGATTCTTGAAAATAAGCTGAGGAATAATGATTTAGCTATTCATCCGAAACCTACATCTTTATCCCACGCTCAAGGCCTTGGTCGTGGTGGCTCTGGTGCTATTCTATATTTTGACGAGATTGAACATACTCCATTCTTTGGAGAGATCATGTCTAACTCTGCTCCTTTGTTTAAGACAGCATCAGAAAACGCTGCTTTAGCTAATAAACCATATTGTCGTTTGATGTCTTGTACTCCTGGTAACTTAGATACCCGTGAAGGTCGTGAATCTCTTCCGATTATAAAATCTATGATTCCATGGACTGAAAAGATTTATGATATGACTGAAGAAGAGCTCAAAGAATATAAGGCAGTATATAAAGAAGAATATCATAACTCTGAAGAGAAAAAGGAAAGAGAAGTAATCGATGTTTTCTATATAGAATATCAATATTATCAAGTTAGGAAAACATATGATTGGGTAATGGAACAGTATAAACTTTCTGGTGATAAGATGGCTATTAGACGTGAAATCTTATTACAGAGACTTAGAGGTTCCAACGCTTCTCCTATTAGTCCAGAGGATATCGAATATTTTATTTCAAATATGAAGAGACCTGTAAATGACTTCTTGATTTGTAACAAATGGAAGTTCATTCTATATGAGCATGGAGCAAGTTATGAAGGAGGAATTCCTAAAGATCTTGATGAAAATATTCCTTATCTTGTAGGAATAGATCCAGCTGGCGGTGGAGGTGGAGATAACTTTGCTATTACAATTGTAAATCCATATAATTTACAAATTGCTGCAGAGTTTAAGTCTCCATATATAAGTGGACCTGCTGCTGTAAAAATGCTAATTGAATTAGTAGTAGATCATATTCCTAAAGCTGTTCTTATTCCAGAGAAAAATAGTATGGGAATTTATCTTATTCAAATGCTTCTCGAAACAGAAATTCGAGACAATATATATTGGAGCGAAAAAGAAAATCAGCTTGAAAAGATGACAGAAGATAGTGAAGAAGATAATGAATTAAAAGCACTTGCAGTTGAGTATAAGAAATATGGTACATATCTAACTAAGAAGGTTAGAGATGCTATGTTAGAATTATTATTCCAACATATTGCGGAGTGTAAGCAACTGTTAACAACCGAGTATCTTGTAAATGATATGTGTAAATTAATAAGAACATCTACTGGTAGAATTGAAGCAGATAAAGGTGAACATGATGACTGTTTATTCTCATATTTGCATGCAATTTATATTTATCATACAGGAGATAATCTTGAAACATTTGGAGTTAGTAAAGTATTCAATCCATTATTGAAAAATATTGATCTTGATAATTATAAAGATCAAACTGCTAATGAATCTGCTAAATTTATTCAGGGGATATTTAATCCTCAACAAAGATCATATGACGATATTGTTATGGAAGATGCAGCAAGAGTGGAAGCTCAAACAAAGGAATTAGTAGAACGATTTAGTTTTATTCATGATGGGGTATACTCTAAAAATAGAAATAAAAATAATTCTAATCCATATGATGATACTACATCTATTGGAGTGGGGTTCTTTGATACTATTAATGGAATATTTGATTAGGAAGGAGAATTTTCTATGGGAGTATTATATGCCAAAGATGGTAAAATTTTTTGTAATGAATATATGGAACTATACATTCCTATGCTTTATTTTAATAAAGGGATAGCTATAAATAAAGGAGCTTCAGTTGAAACATTTGGTATCCTTTATACAAAAGCTTTTCCTAATGGAACTGAAGGAGAGATGAAATTGTTCAATCTTCCAGTTGTAACTAATTTCATGGTTTATGATTCCAAAAATGAAACTATTCATATCAATGGTAAAGCTATGGATGTTTTAACTCTTCAATATCTGAAGGATTCATATATTGTACACCAAACTGTAACCAAGGGTAGAGAGGTAGCAAATACGTTTCTTGATTCTATGCTATCCGGGAAATTGCCTAGTACTTTGAATTATGCCAAAATAATTGACATTTGGTGGAGGAATCTTGAAATATCAGGGATTTCTTATAAAGTACCTTCTAAGATTTATGAAATGATTATTGCCAATATATACAGAAATCCGTCTAATATGAAACAGAGATATGGGCAGCATTACGGAAAACAATCTAATCCTACTGGATATGATTATAAAACAGAAAATGTCCGTATGGTTGTAAAAGACCTATCTACGTTCAGCGGTATGGTATTTGAAGATATCGGAATGATGATATCAAATGGTATTAATAACTCTATAGAAGGCGTGGAAGAACCTGTATCTCCATTAGAGAAGATCATCCATTACTGATGTTAACCGTGTAGTAACACTCTATTAAGAAGTGTTAATTAGGTTTAATTCAAAGAAACACAAAATTTATAGAAAAGGAGTGTAGAAAGTATGGATGATTATACCCTTCAGATTATACCGTACTATGCTCATCCACATGTGCATACGGTAATTACTGATGATACCTACTATGATGAAACGGTTGCTGATCGTGCATCACTGGATGATCTTCCTTTTGCTACTTGTGTAGTAACTGGTGCAGATCAGGGTATCGACAACACATTCGTCCGTATCAGTAATGCAAAGACTAAAGAAAAAATCTTTGGTAAAGGAAATTAC